GCAAGGTATATGAGATTTCGTGTAGACATTGCTGGGGGTTTTGATGAAGCAATAGGAGTTCGAGCTAACCTAGATTCTAAAGGTCGTAGATAATGGCATTTGACCCACAAAAGGAAGAACGACTAAGACTTTATGCTAATCAGAATATAGGCGATGCAACTTATGCATTTGCAAATGTTCCTTTGATGGATTCAATAAATGCAAATCAATTTGATGCTAAAAGTTTGCCATATCAAGATATTTTAGATGGCGTAAGTCTTAAAGGAATTGGATTAAAAAACTTTTCAGTTCACGACGGTAATATTGTCGATAAGGTTTTTGATGCAAGGTTAAAAGCATTAAATAACGATAAGTCTGCTGGTGAACTGGCTGTCATTCGTAAAATGAAAGAGTGGGGTGATCAAAACAATCCCGCAGTTTCGACTTTTGTTCAAACAGGTATTTTAGTGCCGGGTGTTACTAAAGACGCATTATTAGAAGCGTACGATTTTGGGTTACGGTTTGATGCCAAAAAAATGCAAACGAAACCAAAAGGTTTTTTTAAAAGTTTGCTAAAAGGCAATATTGGTGCAATTGCTGGACTTGCGTTAGCACCTTTTACTGCAGGCGCAAGTATACCTGCTGGTGTTGGAGCGCAAAATTTAATTGAAGGCGAAAACAATCCATTTAATGCATTTGGTTTAGAAGCCGCTATAGCATCTGATATAATTCAATCTGGAAAAAGAGGATTGAGCCGAGGCAAGGGATCAACTGATCCATCTTTTTTAAGCAATGTTGGGAGTCCAACAAATATAACTGCGCCAAAGGGATCGACTTTATACAATGCACAAATAGCCGCTAACGCAAGTTCTGCTGGTTCAACTAATTTAGCCATGCCAACTCGCAAAGAGTATAAAAAACCAACATATGCAATAAATACAATACAAAATGCTTTAGGTAATAATACGATGCAACCTGCTAATTTTTCTTTACAACCAGAATCAGATCCAGTTATAAGAGATCTCAATGTTCTATTTTCAGACCCTGTCTATCGTCGGGCAGTTACTTCTACTCCCGGAGATCCAACAGGACAAGCACCAGCATTAGAAAATATCTCAAGATTATTTGGGGATATTGTAGCTAGAAGAGCTTTATATCAAGGAGAAAAAACTAATCCTTACATCACCGCTGGCGGCACTCCCGGTTCTGCGGCACAAGCATATGGTTTTAATAACCCACCACAAATGAATCTTATGGATTTAGTAAATCCTTTTCTTGCGGCGTTTACTCCTCAACAAGCACAAAGTTTAAACCTACCGGAGATTGGAGGTAGCTACAATTATAGATTTGCTCCAGTTCAATTTGGCGATAATCCTTTAGGAGTTCAAAGTCAGATAGCTGAACAATCATCAGAGGGTTTAAGTCAAAATTCATTTGATTTACAAGATATCATTAGACAAATACAACGA